CTCGAAGAAGTCGCCGGCAGCCGTCACGAGGCTCGCGGCGTAGGTCGCCGAAGAGCCAGCGAGGATGCCGCCGCTGGTGAGGATGCCCGCGACGCTGGGGGCGTTCGCCGAGTTGCCGTTGAAGGCAACCGTCTCGACCGCCTGGGTCAGCGTGTAGGCCAACTCGGTGGCGAGCATCTCAGCGATGCCGACAACCGAGTCCTCGAAGAGCTCCGTGCTCACCTTCGTGGCGGCCGTCACCTTCTTCGCGGTCAGGGTGACCTGCGAGTGAGTGGGGTCACTGTCGGTGATCGCCGTGTTCTCGTTGACCCAGTACGCCGTCGCACCGCCGGTCCGCTTGGGAACCAGCACCACGTCGCTCGGCATGTTGACCGGCGTGGCGTTGGACGCGAACACCGAATCCTCGTTGACGAGCCGCAGCACCTGATTGCTCAGGATGTCGGGCACGAAAGCCGAGCCGGTCGTGGACGCGGCCGAACCCTGAGCACGGGCCTCGATGCCGTAGTCAGTGCACCACCGCTTGGCCTCGGCGTCACCACGGAGGTGACCCTTGATCCACATGCCCGCCTTGTAAGCCTCTTCCTCGGTCTTGAACGCCCGCAGCTTGCCGGCGTACGGGATCGACTCGATCCGCACCTTCGGCTCGTCGGCACGCACCTCGGGGGCCGGGGTGCAGCGGTCGACCACGGAACGCAGGTTCTTCGCCGACTCGGCGACCGACTTCTCGAAGTCGATCTTCTTGGCGAGCTTGGCGGCGTCGGCCGTCAGCGTCTCGAGCTCGAGGTCACGCTCGGCAATCTTGTCGGCGTCGCCCTCGATGGCACGCACGGCGTCGATCCGGTTGGCGAGGGTAACGGCCTCGTCCTGCAGCTTCTTGAGGTTGTCCACGTGTGTTCTCCGCCGGCGGTATTGCCGATGGAGTCCAACGTCGCACTACCTCGTGCTTCTCTTGCAGAACCGCACTTCGGAAAGTGTTGTTTTCACAAACGCCACCGCACGGGCACCGCACCTCGGGCAACGCAAGTACCGCTGCCGCTCGTCACCGCACGGGCGGCTGGAACGACAACGCAACTTCTCGCCGCATGTGCAGCGTGGCTCAGCCATTGCGAAGCCTCAGAGAAGCAGCCAAGGCGGCGGCGACGCCCCGCAGGGCCGAACGCGAGCGATCCGCCTGGGCCGCAGGCGCGGGCGTGGGCTCGGCCACCGTCTGCGATGCGAGCCACGCTTCGTAGGACCGCTGGGCCACGGTCACGCTGCTGGCAGGGTAGGCCGGCGTGAGCACGACCGACACGTCCACCAGCGAGGAAACCTCGCGGATCTCACGCACGGCACCCTGCTCGTCACTCGACCACCGCTCGCCAGACTTGGCATCCACCGAGAAGGCGAACGAACTGCCACGCAGGTCACGACGGCGGACAAGCTCAAGCGTGTCTCGTCCCACCTGTGTATCGGGCGGCGTTACCACGTACCGCAGCCCCTTGTCATCGCTGGAAAGCTCCAGCGTGCCAGACGAAGAGCGGCCAAGGATGAGGTCGCTGTTGTGGTTCAACAAGGCCACCACGTCCTGTTTGCCACGCTGGCGGTTCAGGATCTTGTCGAACGCACCCGGCAGGATGATCTCGCGGAACTGCGAGCCGCCTTCCCGCAGCGGCAGGCTGAACCGGTTGTAGACGGCGGCATAGCCCACGAGCACTTGCGTGCCGTTGGCCCGCGTCTCAATGGTCAACTCGGCCTCGGGTACTTCCTCAAAGGCGAGGCAGCGGCGTTCAAGTTCCATCGGTCTGCTCCTGTTCTCGTCTTCGGCGTTCATCTGTCGCACCAGCTTCTCGGCCCACGAGCGGCCTGGGTCGCCGCCCCACAGAGCCCACGCTATACGCCCCGCACTCGGGTAGCCGTCTTGCTTCGGGCTCCAGCCTTCGCCTTGCTTGTCCACTTCGTGCCGGTCGAAGTACGCCTTCATCCGGCGGGCCGTCTCAGGGCTGATCGTCTGGCCGTTGCTCAGGTCGCGTGCACGGGCCACGCCAACTTCTGTGCCGCCTCGGCCGTACTCTCTTCGCCACTCTAGCCCTCGCCCTGCCTCCTCTCGCACACCTGACGGCGGCGTGAAGTCAATGTCCTCATACGCCATCGGCCTGCGACTCCTCCGACTCGTCTTCGGCGTCATCGGCCGGGGTGTCTTCCACCTCAACGGCTGACTCGGGCATCGGCTCGGGTGCCGGCGGCTCCTGGCCCAGTTTGTCGAGCGTGGTCATGTTGAGTTGAACGAAGTGACGGTCACCGTCAGGCCCGATGGGGTTGAGGTTCTCGGCCTCGCGGATCTCGTTGATCGTCATCCAGCCATTCTGGAGTGCCGACACATAGAACGCCGCCCGGCTTGTGTGGTCACCACGCAGCAGCCCGTTGACGTTGTGCTCGGCGAAATACCGCTCATCGTCCACGATGAGGTCACGCGAGATCGCCGCCTCCCACCGCTTGAGATGCGGCAGCAGGCAGTGCTGCACAAACTCGGTGCCCTGTACCTCGATGTTGCTGTACGTGCTGCGGGTCAGGTCTTGGATCATGTGCGGCGGCACACGGAACGCTCGGCAGATTTCGATGACTTGATATTGCCGCGTCTCAAGGAACTGGGCCGCCTCGTTGCTGCCGCTGAGCTCCTTGGCGGTAACGCCCAAGGGGAGGACGGCCGTACGGAAAGCACGGTCGCTGCCCCTGTGCATCCGCTCCCAGCTCTCACGCAAACGCTCGGCCGCCTCGACCGGAATCGGGTTGCTGCTCTCCAGCACAATGCCTGGACGCGCGCCATTCCCAAAGTATGTGGACCCGTGGGCCTCCAACGCCTGGGCCAGCCCGATGGCGTTGCGGAACAGCGTGTACGTGGGGATCGGCCGGATGCCGTCCTCGGTAGTGAACCGAAGGCAGAAAATCTGCTCCTGCGTGTACAGCGTCTGTTTGCCAGACGGCTCGCGGTACTTGTACCGCACGGTCCCGTTCTCAAGCCGCTCGGCTTCCATGCGAGACGAGTGCAGCGGCCACAGTTCCGACACGGCACCTCGAGCACCTGGGCGGATCTCGGCGTAGCTCGCACCGTAATGCAGGTACATGCCGGTCATCCAATCGCGGAACTCTTGGGCCGTCTGCCACGGGTTGGGCTGCATGTGCAGCAGCCGATACACCGGATGCTGCGGAGCCTTGGCCTTGCCGCCGTTGGCGAGCCGCTCATAGACGTGCAGCGGCAGAGCCGAGACGGCGTCCGATATCACACGGATGCAGGCCGTGTACGCCGAGCACGCCATCGAGTTGTCAGCGTTGACCCGAATGCCAGACGGCGTGCGGCTAGACGAGGACTCGGTCCACTCAATGCCACGCAGGTCGAACATCTTGAAATCGGCGACGGCGTTTTCAGTGGTCATAGGGTGATGATGTCCCAGTTCTGGTTGGGCGTTGTCGATGTGGCATGCACGCCGGCAGCCATCACGAGACTCACAATGCCGTCAATTCGCTCGTGGCTTCTCTGCTTGCTCGGCTTGATGTTTTGCCCGTCTGTCTGAATGGCCACATTCCCGGCCTGCCAAGTGAGCACCTCGTGCCCGCCGTGGAGCAGCTTGCCGCCGCAAATCCACGCCTCAACCTGCAGAGACGGGGCCGACATGGCCCCATATCCCTGCCCGTACCCTACGACCGGCAGCCCATCCTCTTGCAGAAGTTGCTGCGTCAGGTGCGTTGAGTTCCAGCGGTCCACGGCTATCTGCCGGATGGTGTACCGCTTGGCCAGTTCAACGATGTCACGCCTGACCGCCGAGTAGTCGGTGATGTTGCCCTGCGTGACGTGCAGCAGCCCCTTTCGCTGCCACACGTCATACGGCACCTTGTCACGCTTGACCCGCTGCTGCAGGTTCTCTTCCGGTATCCAGAAGTGTGGCTGCACCCAGAACGTGCCGTCGTCTAGCGGGAACAGCAGCACGAATGCCGTAGTGTCGAACGTCGTGGCCAGGTCAAGCCCGGCGAAACAGACGCGGCCGGTGAGATCGACAGGGCACGGCACGTTGCCCTTGGCCCAGTTGTGCATGCCGATCCATCTAGTGTCCTGCTCGGTCCAGCAATTCAAGTACAACTGCCGGAAAGTGTTTTCGTATGCAGGCATCTCAAGTGCCCGCTGGCACTCGCTTCGCAAGAAGTCGAGCTTGACCGACACGCCGAGATTAGGGTTGGCAGCGGCCCACGTTTTTTCATCCCGCCAATCGGCATCCTGCGGAGCACAGAAGATTGCCGGCAGGAACGATTCGTCTCGCACCGCTCCCGTCCTGACGGCTTCCGCATATTTCCACACGTCCCAGCACACAGACTTCTTGTCGTGCCCGGCCGTCGTGAGCGCCACTGTTAGCGGGTTGCGTCGCGCCCCCTGGCTCGACAACATCACCTCCCACATTTCCCGATTGCTCACGTGGAGCTCGTCAAAAATCACAGCGTGGGCGGAAAGCCCGTGCTGAATCCCGGCCTCGGCAGAAAGTGCCTTGTAAGTGGCGTGCGTTGACTCTCGCACGATGGCGTTTCGGTAGACCTTGAGGTGCTGCCGCAGGACAGGCGACTGCTCGACGGCGATCCGTGCGGTGTCAAAGACCAGCCGGGCCTGGTCCCGCGAGGCGGCACACGAATAGACTTCGGCTCCCGGCTCGTCCTCGAGCATGCACCGCAATGCGATGCCAGCCGCCAGCGTGCTCTTTCCATTTTTGCGAGGAATGGCCAGCAGCGACGTGCGAACCTTCCGCCGGCCGTTCTCTTCTGCAAACAACGCCCTCAGATAATCACGCTGCCATGGCTGCAGCAGGAACGGCTTTCCGCCGAGCTCACCCTTGGCGTGCGTCAGGTGCTTCTCAAAGAACCGCACCGCAAGGCACGAAGGGCACTTGTTGCACGGCCTCTCAGCCGAACATGAGGCGGTCTTCGTCGTCGTTCGACGTTGCTTGCTCAACGGCTGAGACTCTCGCCAAGGCCGACGCCGTCAAGCCGAACTGCTCCGCGAAACGCAGCATGTGCAGGCGGGCGTCCTTCTTGCGATACCAGGCCGGGTGATTCATCACCCTACCCTTATCGTCCATGAACGTGGCACCGTGCTGCTTCAGTTCAGCCTCGGCCTTCACCATGTCCGCAAGAGCGTCGCAGTACGCGGCCAGCGTGTGCTGGTGCCGCATGCTCATCACCTTAGACGCCTCAAGCATCGGCACGATGCGTTGCCACTCGGCCCGGCCGATCTCGCACAGGTACGAAGGCGGCTCTGGAATGCCCGCAGGGACTTCAATGCCGCTCTTGTGCGGCCCCCTAACGCGAGCCCCTCGGAGCTTAAGGATCGGCTTAGGCGTAGGCTTCCTGCCCTTACCCATTACGCCACGCGGTGAAACGACGGGAACCGTGGCACGCCGGCGTCCGTCAGTTGCTGGTACTTGAACGTGAACACGGTGCCAACCGCTGGCGGATCACGCCGCAGCGCGTCCGTCAGCCCTGACGATACGCGGAACTCAGTGCCGTCTTGCAGTTGTGCAACCAAGGCACCAACACAGAACGCATTGCGGCCCGTGCCGGATTCATAGCCGACCACCGTGGCCTCGGCGTCGTGGAACGTCTTCACCTTGAGCAGCGTGCCGCTCCGCCTTCGCTCGTAACGGCTGGCCGGCTGGCGAAGCATGAGCCCCTCGCCGCCGACAGACTCAATGCGGGCGAGCTGCTCGAGCATGTGGGCCTGGCCTTCGCACCGCAGCTGCGGCAGCACGAACGCCTGGCCGTCGCTGCCGATGGCGTCACGCAGTGCGGCCTGTCGCTCCTCAAATCCACCAGCCGCCATCGGGGCATCGAACACTGCGAACCTGACGGCTCGCCAATCATCACCGCCGCCATGCGACCGCACGACGCCGACCGTCTGCTGGAAAAGGCCACGCCCGATCCAGAGCTCGCCGTCCAGCGGCTCGCCGGCAGGCAAGGCATCAAGGAACCACTGCGGGGCGTGGATCTCCTGCCCAGACCGCGTGGCGAGCGTGCGGCAATCCCACACGGCCCGCACGCCGTCGAGTTTCTCGCTCATCCACCAGCCAGCCGGATCGGAACCGGCCCACGTCTTCGCAAGCAGCACGGACATCACGCATTCTCCAGGCCAAGTTGGGCCAGCGTCACCACGGCAGGAGCAAAGTCCAGTGGCGACTTCGTCCACGAGTACCACGATCCATCCGGGTGCCTTGATGGTGGCAGCACAGACTGAGCCGGAAGCCCACCGAAACGCACTTCCAAGCTGCCAATCTTTCGCCACCCACAATCTGGCAACGCATCGGCAAGGCGAACGATCCTGTGTTCGCCTCGTCCGCTTGTGTAGGTCGGCGTGTCTATGTGCAGCAGTCCGAGTTGCTCCACGATCCGGCGGCCATCCGCATCGTCGAACTCAACATCGACTAGGCCACCGTGGCCACAGAGCAGGCCGACGTTGTAGCCACCAGACAGCCAACCAGAGACCACATCGTGCGACGTTGTCGCCGACTCGTTCCATGCAACGCCGAGCGGACGCTTGCTGCGTCGGCCGACTTTCACGCACGCGGCACCGTGACCAAGAAGGGCAATCAGATCAGCATCACAGGCAACAGCGAGCGACATGCGAGAGCTCCAAGAGGGTGCCCAATCGTAGGCATCTACTCATCGGATTTGCAATGCCGCCGACGTGCGTTTTGTGCCTGAAAAAATAGTGCAAAACGCACTTTTATAAGGCGAGCAAATGGGGCCGGCAACGCACAGAATCACGCAGGACGCCAGCACTTTTCAGGTGGCCTCCACACCCGACGACGCCTGCGGCTCGCCAGAGGCCAAACGCCATGGCCACCAGGGGCCGTTTATTTCGGCCCCGCGTGCGGGGCGCAACCGTGGGGTTTGTATCCGCGCGACCCCCTATGATGCCGACCGCCCCCGGTTTGTAGCATTTTGCAACACTTCGCCACGCTCACGCAGCGTCTTGCGTGCATGGCATGCCGGGCATCTGCAGGCCCCATTCCCCACGTCATACCGCTCGCCGCCTTGAGCGATTGGAACGATGTGATCGGCGTGGTTCTTCTGGTCGATGCGTCCGCAGTCAACGCACGCGAACCCGTCCCGCGTGAGCACAGCCTGACGCCAACGCCTGTGTGCCTTGTCGCAGTACCCACGGGCTGCCGCGTTGGGCCTTCCGCTTTCGTCACGCCTTGCGGCGGTACGCAGACGCAGCGGCCTGTGGGTTGGGATGCGTTGGGGCATCGCTCAGGACTTGAACATCACGATGCCCGTCGTGCCCGTGCTGTTCGTGGTGGCCGACACGATCTTCAGGTATTCAACCCCAAACACCTCATCGGGCAGGGAGTAGGCCCGGCCGTCCGTGCTCGAGGGGGCAAGCGTCAGGTCGGCCACGCTGCCGTCAACCTTGTAGAGACGGCGGAAGGTGCCAGTGCTCGACGGGCTGACCCACATCTGCAGCGAGGTGGCGTTGGTGCTCATCGTGCCAAACGACACGACGGCTCCTGCAACGTCACGCATGTCGAGCGTGGTGGCCAGGCTCGTGGCCGTGTGCAGCGTGATGTCAAAGTCGCGGTACTTCCGCGAGATGGTGGCGTCAGACATGCGTGGTCTCCTGTGTCTCTAGGCTAGGGGGGCGTGGCGCTAGCCTTGCAGTGGATCTGGCGGGAGCAGTGCGAGAGCGTCGGCCCACGGTATCACCTCAACGCTCGGCAGCAGCACGGCCTGATCGGCTGCGGCCCACATATCGTGAAGCAGACCGCCCGGCATGACCTCGGTGAGCACGTCGGCACAGAGCATCAGACGGCCATCAGTCAGGACGCGAGGGGCCGGGACGCAGTTCGTCGTACCGTGTGCGGCGTGAAGTTGAGCGAGCCGGCCAGCCAGTTGCGGCGTGAATACCAAAGCCAACTGCTTAGCGTCGGCGTCACTGATCGGAAGCGTGAGGTCGGCGAGGGTCATAGGTTGCGCCCGAGCGTGGTTTGCAGCGTCTGGAGTGCCGTGTAGTAGGACGAAGCCTGCGAGGCCGTCATCGAAACACCGAGCGAGTAGGCTTGAATCAGGCCTGAAAAATAGGCAGCCGGAGTTTCTGTGGTGGTGCCCTGCCCGAAAATGATGAGCTTGTTTGTGTCTGCGGCTGTCGTGCCGTTGTCGGTCGCTGTGCTGCTTACGGCAGAGCCGTTCCGATACAGAGCCGCAACGGTGGCGGACGTTCTTACGGCCACTAAATGCCCCGAGCCAGTTGTCAGCGTTCCCTCTAGCCCGCTGTTGCTACCCACGGTTCGGTAATACACGCGTGTACCGGCAGAGTAACCAGGGAAAAAAGAATAAGAATTGGCACCGATAAACTGAGAGTTAGTCGCCATTAAGTCGCGCGAATAGACGGCGACGTGATTGTTCCACGGCGTCGCCGCAATATCGGACGGCGCGATGCCGGGACGCAGGTACTTCGTGGAGTTGCTGCCGCTGTTAAGCCCGCCGGTAGATCCCGTTTCGGTGTAGTCGCCAGAGACGAAGTTCAGATTTGTGTCGGTCGTGTTGCCGTACTGCGTTCCACTTCGACTCGGCCCGCGATACAGCGGAACGAGGCAAGCATTTAGCCCCGTACCGCAAAATAGGTTCAGCCTATAGAACCTGTCTCGGATGCCGGCCGTGTCGATGGCTTTGCAGAACTTATCAACGGCCGACAGCGTGGTGCCGCTAACGCTTCCACCGTTGGCCACCACGGCCGTCTTCCACGCAGCTGCCTCTGGATGCACTCCACTGGCCTTCGGCCGCAGCAGCTTCGGATTCATCGCCATGCGTTAGTTCTCCACCTTGGCTGCCTTGGCCTGCAGGGCGTACAGCAGCTTCGTCTGCTCGGCCACGGCCTGACTGATCTCTCGCTGCGTCTCGCCAAGCTGCTTCACGAAGGAGCGGTGCTCTTCCACAAGCGGAAGCAGCACGTCGTTCCTGAGTATCCACCCGGCCGCAAGCGCCACGAGCACAGGGAAGCCCCAACGCTCCATGATGCCGAAGACGGTGTCTTTCGCTGCCTCAGTCATGGTGTCGGCTCTCGCGGACGAGTAGTCGCATGGCGGCTTGGTTCTCTTGCCGCTCCAGCCACCAGCGTATGAGGACTTTGACAACCTCTTGCACCAGTGCACCCAGCACGAGCGTCAGGATGATGCCCATGCCGTACTGTTGACGCACTTGCCGCTCGATTGCCTTGGCCATGTGATGCCCGACCACGTCGCACTCGGCGGCATCGCACTGCTGCAGCACGGGGATAGGCCACGATGCAACCGCACGGCGAACGATGCGGCCGACGATCCGCCGGCCAGCGATGGTCCGCTGGAGGGTGGGCACTCGGTCCCAGGCGTACTGCTCGAGCTCGTTGATCGTCATGGCTTGCACTTCCCGTCTGGGCACACCACCACGCTCTTTGGCTCACGGCCAGTGCCTCCGCATGCGTTGCAAGTGATGACGATGCGGCCATCAGTTGGCATGGTTCCAGTTCCGCCGCAGACCTTGCACTTGCCATCGCTGGGCGGTGCAGGCGTCGGGGCAATTTCCTGCCGCATCTGCACGACCATGCGGGCCGTCTCGGCGGCCAGGTCAGCGGTGAGCCCGTTGTCACCGGGCAGCGTGGCGACGCAGCCGGCCATCACGACGAGAAAGGCGAGCACGAAACGCATCACAGGATCCCCCGGAGCCAATCGTCTGGCATCTGCGTTGGCTTGAAGCCGCTGAACCCGGCGTAGACGTAGGAGTCACGCCCTGCACACATGCGGTCAATCACGTCCGCATCGGCCCAGAAGGAGCAGTTGCGAACCGCCTCGGGCATGTCGTGCGGATAGTGCCTGCCAACCGTGTTGGAGTCGCCCCAGCTGTTGAAGATCAGCACGCCGGGACGTTTACCGAATCGCACGCCGCCCCCAAACATGCAGTGCCACCAGACTCCGCCGGCCCGGCAGAATCCATCTTCATCGCGGCTCATCGAAAAGCCCTGACCAGAACAGAAAACGACGCCAAAGCCATTGCTGATTGCTCGGGCACAATCGTCAAACGACGTGGCCAGCGTAGTCTCTGAGCACCGCCGCTCTTTGGCGTACGGCTCGAGCACGTCGGGCACGCCGTTGCGGCCCCACTCGCGGTCCCGCTGCTGCTTGCCTTCCTCGCGGATCACCGTGCCGCCGTAGTCAACGCCATAGTGCAGCGAGCCGAAGTCCCTGATCGCCTTGGCCGCGTGGAAGCCAGTTGACCCGTCGCCGCCAGTGTTGGCACGAATGCCACGGGCCTCGACACGGGAGAACCCGTACAGGCTCGATTCAATCGTGCGGCCCTTCCACGCCTCTGGCTCTTTTCGCCAGTGGATGTCGCACGCAGCGAGCACGTCTACCGCCAGGCTGCTTCCCCAGCCGACGCAGCTGCCCACGTTGCCTTGCGAGCCACGCCGCCACTTGCTGTCGCAGGCGAGAAGTGCCGGATACAGCATCACATCTTCGCCGGCCGCCCGCAGGTCAGGCCCGGCCGAGGCAAGCGTTGGGTGCGGCAGAGTCGCCACGAACGACTCGGCACCTTCAGGATCGGGCACGTAGCCCATGCCACGGTCGGCCATGCGTCACCCCTTGCCGACGCCGGCCCACGCCACAGCACGACAGAACGCCACGTAGCGGCCACGCACGTCAGCGGTGACCGGAACCACGTCCGTGCCCACAGCGGCCCCATAGGCGGCCTCTACGGCCTTCCTGAGCGGCTCGTTGCTTCCAGGCACATGCCCGCCAATCCGACGCCAGCCGATGTCGATGGCCAGGGCGGTGAACGCTCGCAGGCTGCGTGTGTCGGTGAACACCACCTCGGTGGTCACGGCATCGCCTGCCGCCACGGTCGCAGCCTTCGTCCACACCTCGGCCCACAGGGCACGGTCTACGGCCGAGGCACCACGAAGGGCATCGGAAATCGGCTGAACCAGCGTCTGCATCTCGTCACTCGGCGTATCAACGGAAACACGGGCCGGGGCGGCTGGCAGCGTGGGCAGCGGAACCTTGCCCCACGCGGCTGCGAGCAGCAGGGCGACGGCCGCCACGCGGCTCAGTAGGCCGGCTTTTTCTTTTGCGGCTTCCACCGCACGGAACGCCGCTGCTCGGATCTGCGGCCAGTACGGAGCCACCGCGAGAGCAACCGCCAGAGTGACGGCAGCGGCGCGAAATGCAGTGTCGGCATTCACCGTGCGCCCTCGACTTGCAGAAGGCACCACCGCACGAGGGCTTCGCCCTCCTTGGTCTTCAGCAGGTCGCTGACGAGCCGCACCAACTGGTCATCGGCCTGGGCCTTCGTCTTGGACGCCAGCCACTCGGCCGCCTCGCCGACGATGATGCTCCGCTTGTACGGGTCGAGCTCGTTGACAAACCGCTGGCCGTACCCGATGAGCGGCGACCAAGCACTCAGCAGTTGAAGTTGCTGCCAGATGTTGAGGTTTGCCCCGTACTGGGCAAGCTCGGCTGGGGTGGCTTCGTAATTCACTTTGCGTCCTCCTCTCCCGATTCTGCCTCGTCATCGTCACCCCCTTGCAGCGGCGTGACGTTCACGGTTTCGTTTAACCAGTCCCAGACGCTTCGGTAGCAATCCTCGGCCTCGTCTGCGATGTCTCGCTTGTCCAACCGAAAGGGCTGCTTGAACTGCTCCTCCTCGAGCACTTTGCCGTTCCCATCGGTCATGTAGGCGTAGGCGTACAACGCCCCGTATTCCACGACGATCCGCCGGTGGACGTGGTCTGTTCCGCTCACCACTGCACCTCGCCAGCCTGGTCCTCAAACGCCTCACGGGCCTCGTCGGTCATCTCGATGCGTTTGAGCGTCACGGGCTGCGACTTGATGACGCGGCGATCCTCGCGGACTTCCTCAGTCCACGTGGACTGAATCACCTTCTTCGCCTTCTCGATCTCGCCGGGCGTCGGGTCACGCTGCCGCACGGGCTTCGCCCGCAGCCGCCGGTCGTGTCGGGGTGGCAGATGCCAGACGTGCTTAAGGCGTATTACTTGGTCGCGGCTAATTGTGTACCGCTCGCACAACGCCCGCATGGGCATGTGCGTGAGCCAATCGGCACGGAATGCGGCGACGCTAATGGTCGCCGTGATGCCCTTCATCGTCGCTCATCCATGCCATGACGCATCGCTGCGACGGGTTCAGGTACAGGTGCTGGCCCGTGGCGTTGGCGATGCTTCGGTGATACGGCACATGCTCGCAGTCTTTCGCACCGTCGTACGTCCCTTGCAGGAACGCTTCCGTGCGATAGATGCACAGGCCGCCGAAGGCAGACGAGACGAGCACGGGCGGCGAGCCAACGGGCGGAAGCCACTGATGCTTCCATCCGCCGAGGCCAGCGGTGTAATCGTCGAAGTCGCAGTCGGCTTGCCCAACGCCACGCAACGCCCAGGCGTCGTAGTGCGTCCATCCCTTGCCGATCTTCGGCTGACGATCCTCGGCCATGCCGAGCATCGTGAACTCGTTGAGCGACACGCTTGCCATGCCGTAGGCACCGGGCATCTCAACGAGCCACCCGATGCCGTTGAGCAGCCCGCTGTGCGACCAGCCACCCCACTGGTCCCAGTCGATGACGATCACGTAGTCGGCATCGGCGGCACAGTCACGCACCCACCGCTGGCACGCGTCGCGGTACTCGGCCAAGGCGATAGTGCGACGGCCGGCGAACTCGGCCCCGTAATGCTCACGGCCCAGCGTTTGTGATGTGAACGTCGCCTGCTTGTACGCTTCGGCGAACGCTTGGAGAACCTCAAGCGTCTGGTCAGTGCTGTCGTTTTCTTCGATGTGCAGAGCCCATGACTTGCACGACCGCACGAGGTGCTCAAGCCGGCCGAGGTTCTCGGCGAGACGCACGCCACAGTTTCGGGCCAGGCCGACAAAGGCCACCTTTGAGTGTGCCAGCCGATCCACGCCTTCAGCGTACCGTTTTTGGTACAGCTCAGCGAACGGCTCCAGCGGATAGATGAGGTGGTCGGGGATCTTCATTTCTTCCACGCGACTCCGAGGCCGTAGTCATCGGCGATGATGTCGTGCGGTGCGTTGTGCTTCGCCACGAACTCGTCAAAGCACCGCTGTAGGTCCGGGTGGGCCGGATGCGTGATGTCGTGAAACACCACGCAGCCGCCGGGCATCACGAGCGGCCAGACGTTCACAAGGTCGGCCATTCCGCCTTTGTATGAGTGGTCGCCGTCCACAAGCACAAGGTCGAACGCCTCGGCCTTCTCGGGCATCAGAGCCGGAATGGTGTCTCGGCTGTTGCCGTCAAGAAACGCACGGCGGCCGTCGAAGTTGAAATCGTCCAGCAGCTGCTCGATGTGCTGATGGTTGCCACGTCCGCTTCCGCCGTAGTCGCTGCCCCAAAGATCCGCCACCCAGACCGAGAGCAAGTCGTCGGCTGCGTTCTCAAGCACGATCCGCAGCGAGTCTCCGTCACGGGTGCCGATCTCAAGGTAGTGCTGCACCTTGTGCCGCTGGCAATGCTCGGCGAGGTAGCGGTAGAGGCTGGCGTTGCTCATCGCACCCGCACGGTCGTGCGTGCCTCCGTGCCGTAACTCTTCTCGACCACCAGGCGAGACACGCACGTGTCATCGCCTATCACGTCCTGCAGGGCGTCGAGCACGGCCTTGCCGATGTTGTCGACATCGGGCCGTGGCAGCACCGGGGCTGACGGTTTCAGCCACCCGCTCTTCAGCAAGTGAGATTTCGGGCGGGCGAAGACGGCGTCAACGATCACGCTGAGAGGACCGTCAGCCTTAACAACGCCAGCGGCTCGAGCAGCGACTGCCACCGCTTGGCGATAGGCGTGAATTGGGTGGTCGCTTGGGACGTATGCGTGGCCGTGCTTGCCACGCACTGTGATGCGCGGACGAGGCTGCGGCACTGGATCGCCGGGTACGCTGAACGTGATGGCCATGCCCGCAGGATGGCGGGCGTGTCAAGCAAGGCCGCGCCGCCTTTGGAAAGCCACACGCTGCTGAGTCACCTCAAGCGGCTCCGCCGCTAGCTCGGCCAAGTTTTTGGCACGTATGGCCGCAGCCATGCGGACGATCTCATCCGGCGTAGGGTCAGCCATCGAGAACGCCCGGTGCGTGCGTCCTCGAGCACCGAGCCCGTGACGGCTGGCCAACCTTGTCAGCTGACCAGCCGTCACGCCCAGTTCTCGTGCCACCTCAGCCCGCGTGACGCTCTCGTCATTCCAGAGCGAGAACAGACGGGCCACGTCGATCTTCACACGCATCGGCATTAGTCGGCCGCCAGCGGCATGATCACGCCGGTGTAGGTGTCAGTCCGCATCACAACGGCTGACTCGGCATTCGTCGCCTGGACGCTGACGGTCGGCTCGCCGTCTGCGGGGAGGCCCGCCAGCCACTCACGCACGAACACCGGGTCGAGCTTAACCGTGCAGGCGTGGCCAGCCTCCACGATCTCGCACGTCACGCTCGACTCACCGGCCTCGGCCGACTGCCCGTGCAGGTGGATGCCTTCCTTGGCGAACGTGTACTGCACGCCCTTGCTGTTCTCGCTCGTCACGATTGCCGCCGCCCTGGTGGCCGACAGCAACTCGGTCGCCAGCACCGTGGTCGGCTCCTCGCCTTCTGCTGGGATCACGTCACGCCACTTCGGGAACCGGCCGTCGAGTAGCCGGGCCGTCACGGTCGTGCCGCCAATTGACGCGAGCAACTCGCTGGCCGTGGCCTCCAGCTGCACGGCATCCTCGCCAGCGGCACCAGCGATGCGGGCCAGAATCTGCATCACCCGGCTAGGCACCAGCGTCTGCGAGTCATCAACCGCAAGGTCGTGCTCCATCTCGCACGAGCACAGCCGGCGGCCGTCCGTGGCGACAAAGTTCACGACGCCATCGGCCACGTCCACGAGAACCGCCCCAAGGGCGTAGCGGCTCGACTCGCTGTCGGCGGCGAAAACCACGCCACGCACCGCACGGCAGAACTGGTCGGCCGGAAGCCGTGTCACCGGCTTGGCGTCCTGCGGTTCCCACAGCGGGTACTCGGCCGCATCCTCGACGGGCAGCGTCCACGTGCCGTGCCCGCACCGCACGACGCACGACGTGCCCTTCGTCTCCAGCGTCACCTCCTCGCCACCGGCAGCGTTGAGGATCGCCATCAGCCGCCCGTGCGGCAGCAGCATCGTCTCGCCGTGGTAGTCGATGGCGGCGTCGATACGCACCTCAAGGTCCGTGCCAGTGACGAGGCCGTCACCAAGACGCACGTTAGTCAGCACTGGCCTCGGTGCCCTGCTTGGCACTGCCGGGCTTACGGCGTGCAGAGCACTCTTCAAATCGGCGGCGCTCAATGTGATGCCACCACTCTTGCGACGTTCCTTCGTTGCAACCATTGGAATTCCTTTTCTTCTGGAGTGAACAACCAACCAAAATGCCTAGCACGAACGTGCAGGCAAGACTGATGTGACCGATGCTGATGAGGGCCAGGTGCTCGAATGTCATAGAGCCGCCCCCGGATCGTCATCGCCAAGCAGCGGCCAGCGACGCGACGCCAACTCGGCCTCAACGACTTCCAGGCACTTGGCGTTGCTGCCGACACGGTCGCACAGACCGTCGATGATGAGGCTGGCCCGCTCGAGCAGCACCCGGCTGCGATCATCTACATCGTCATCCCACGCACGACGCAGGCAGGCTTCGGCAACCGCACGTGGCGAGAGTCGATTGCGACGGCGGCTCATGCGGTCACCTCGATTCCACGGGCTTGCCCGGCGTGACGGCGGATGAGACCCTTTCGCTCCAGGGCGACGAGGTGGCACATTGCACCGTTGACGGACTTGAACCCGAAGTGGTGCATAACCTCGCGGACGGTCGGCCCGGCCATGCGGGAACGCTCACGCAGGAAGTCGAGGATCTCTAGCTGGCGGTCGGTGGGTGGTAGTTGCGTGGTGCTCATGTGATGTTCCCCCAGGTGCCGCGAGACATTCCAAGCCGCTGAAGCAGGTAGCGAACCAGCCGGTACGCCGTGGCCATCTCGATCTTCAGTTGCGACGCCTTGTCAGCGATCAAGTCCCTCGTGCTCTCAAACTCTGACGCTGTTGTGATTTCCACGACGGCTCGCAGTTCGTCCTCGGTCTTCCTGTCCAAGTTGGCGTCAATGCGGACCCGCTGCCTCGGCTCGCCTGGTGCTGCACGCCGTCCCGATATGAGCGATGCGATGCGGCTGAGCGTGCGGTACTCGTCTCTGATCCACTTAATCTGCGGATACAGCGAGTCGTGATTCCGCTTCGCGTTGCGGATCGCGTCGTACAGGACGATCTGATCCATCCCGCTCAGGTCATCGTTCCACAGACGCTTTTCCTCGTCCGTGAACTGGGCCATCGGCCACAGCTGGTTGATCGCGGTTTTGTTGTCATCCCACGTCCTCACAGGTTCCCTCCTGCCGGTTGACGGCTGCGGGCTCGCGCCTGGTGCTGAACCTTCGGGTCAGCGAACTCGCCGGCCCTAATCCTCTCGATGAAGTCAAAGAACCTCGTCAGCGGGAGCGGCCGGTCGAAGTACGCCCGGCTCGGCAGGCGGGCCAGTGCCTCGTTGGCACGCTGAATCCAGCCGGGGCTGGCGGCTAGGTCTGCCCAGCCATCGGGTGCCGTCAGGTGCGGCCACGGCTCAGCCCGCTCGGTGACGTTCCAGACGGCCACGAACCGCTGCCACTCGTCTGCCGCCCATCCTGGCTGGCGAAAGTCATCCGGCTCGGCCTGTGTGTGTGTGTGTTTAATTTCTCCTTTAGGAGAAGTTGGTGTTGGTGTTGGTGTTGGTGTTGGTGTTGGATGGATGTCGTTTGCCCTGCGATTGCCCTGCGTTTGCTCAACGTCTGCTCCACGTTTGCTCTGCGTTTGCTCGTCGTTTGCTGGAGCAAACGCAGCACGGCCAGCCGCAGCACGCCTTGCCGCGTTTACCCTCTTTTCCTTAAGTGCCACGCACTTTGTGCGGTGCTGTTCAAGCCGGCCATTCCTCCGCAGGCCGTCGCCGTCCACAGGGAACTTGTCCTGCAGGATCGGCCAGGCGGCCGTCACGCCAGGCGACAGACGCTCCAGCTGCTCGAGCTCGGCAGGCAGGCCGCCGCGATCCCAGGCCAGCATCAGAAGAGTCAGGTAGTGGCCACGCTCCTCGGCAGTCCAGCCGAACGTGCTCGTCAGGAAGTCCCTGACGTACAGCGGCATGTACACGTCAACACGCAACTCATCGCTCATATCGGATTCCTTTCCATTCCGCCCAGCCGCGTCGAAGCGGCGTCGTGCCTATCACGAGGGCGGCGCAAGTCAGACTGCGGACTTCGTCTTCCGATTGCCCTTTGTGTAGATCAGGTGAATGGCGTCGTATGTCGCCAGCGATCGTCCGTATGAAGAGCTATCCCTGTCTCGGCCGAGCTTGAGGTTTGCGTCTGCTGCGCGAAGAACTCCCATGATTGATTTCTTGGACAGACGACTGACAAGGCGATCTTGATCAAAGTCAGGCTGCTTCTTCAGGAACCAGCACACGCCTTCGATCATGTCGCCCTGAAGAGCGCCGTCCTCGCCAGGCCAGGCCTCGTTAACGACGGCCAAGGCAATCGCAAGACCTTCGCCGCCGACCCTCTGGAACGACCGTTCAAGAGCCTTGACGGCCCTGATGTACGGCCATTTAGCGCTCTCCTCTCGCAGGGCCAACTTGAACCCTGCCCTGCGAACCACCTCTGCAATAGCCAGAGATTGCTCGTCGCCTTCCGTCAACTGGGCTCTAAACAAGGCAATCGACGAGACGTTGGTCCGCTCCCGGTTCTTGAGCCGGAAGACCCTTGCCTCGTGCTCTTGCCCTTCCGAATCAAACACATCGCACGGGACCATCCCAATGCCCAGCTTGCGAGCAGCAGTCAGCCGCTGCATGCCATCAACGACCCAATATGAACCGTCCTTGCGCTGCCCTACTGTCAACGAGCCAAAAGCATCTTGATCGAGGTTCTTCGCAATACGATTGACGCGACCAGGGACGATCGTCCTTTGGTACGCGTCAGAAATGTTCAGTTCCTCTACTGCAATCTTCCTGTTCTCTGTCTTAAGCAGCCGCATAGCGGACTCCTTTCATTTTTATTTCCAAATCATCGGCCGCACGTCCACGAGACGCCGCCGTGTGTCAACTTGCGTTGCCGCGACCCTGGTACCAATCCCGCTTGAACAAATCGAACGAGCCCTGGTTGCCGTCCTTTCGCCAGTTGATGTAGGCGATGACGCACTGCTCAAAGACGGGATCGTGCGTCTTCTGCTGGGCAGCCTTTCGCTGTCCGATCTCTTGGCGTTCCTTGTCGATCAGCCATTGCGACTTAGCCATCACGCCACCCTCCACACGCTCGCCATCCGCCCGCTCGCCGTCTTTCGTGTCCCGGCCTCGACCACCAGACCACGCCGTGCAAGCTCAATCCGCCGTGGCCGCTGCGTTGACGGGTTCATCCCAAGCAGCCGCTGCATCTCTTCGTCGGTCAGCCCGCCGGGCGTTGCCTGAAGCAGCTCGAGCACACGCCGCTGCATCGCGTTCAGCGTCGCCGGCCCGAGCGAGTCGGCCGCTTTGGCCGAGGTGATCGAGCCGTTGACGCTCGGGGCTCGCTGCGTAAACAGCGGCATATCGCACTGCGAGTCGATGTAGACGCCCATCCTTGGTCCTTTCTTCGTCCGTGTTTCGGCCCCGTGACGTGGGGCACCCGGTCGCTTCACCCTGGGAGGTAGGGCTGCGACTGCCGGCGTTGGTCCGCACTTGGCCGGCGTTACGGGCGGATGCGGCGTTCAGCCGCGTGGGCAACCGCGTGCCGCTGTTTCACCTCCCCATCCGTTCCCATCTCGTCCACCGGTCCTGCTCGGCCTGGATGGCGTCGCGGTCGGCACGGCTTGTGTTCATCCCGCGATCCACGACGAGCGGCGACGGCGTGTCCAGCACCTTGCCGATGTCGGTTTCAAACAACTGGGCCTCGGCCTTCTCGTCCGCGATCTCGCGGTCAACGTCATCGAGCATGCGGTTCCACTGCCGCCGCTGCTCGCCTGGGTCATCGCTGAAGTGGACGGGGTAGTTCATGCCGTCACCTCGTGCTCGGCGGCCTCGTGGGGGAACTCCTGGCCGTTGTCGCCGATCAACATCTCGGCCTTGTGGTGCATCAGCGTGACGAGCTCGTCGTGCTGGGCCTGCGTGAACGTGCCCTCGCTGGTCCGCAGCTGCACAAGCGTCCGCAGCTTGTCGAGGGCGTCGATGGTTCCGGCCTTGCTCACGGCGAGCCGGGCCTTGCCCATCGGATCCTCGGTGGCGTCTCGCGGGGCGAGCGTCTGCGGCTTCTCCTGGCGCACCACGACGGGCTCCCTGGCGGGGTCTGGCGTCGGTGCGTCTGTGATCTCGTCTGGATCATAGATGCCAACCGCACCTTCCCAGCCGATGCTCTTGAGCCCGGCCGTGATTGCCCTGCTGCGGAGCATGGCCTTCGGGTGCTTGGCGTAGTTGTCGTTCGACGCCAGGCCGGCACGCTTGGCGTCGTCGATGGCGAACGTCTCGGTGTGCTCGTCGCCGTTGGGGTGCCGCAGCACTAGAACCGCCCTCTGCTCCGTGAGTTCCTTGAACTGAGCCCGTCCGCCGCACGTCTTGAACCGGGCCAGCTGTGAATCGGCACGCTCGGTCACGGTGCCCTTGATCACCTGCAACTTGCGGCAGGCAGCCATGGTGCCCATGCCCAACTCGCGGCCCATCAGCACGATGGCCGCGAACGAAACTCCGTCCTTGATGTGGCTGGGCAGGAACCCCGTCCTGCGTAGGGCATCGCCCATGCTGACCAGCGAGTCAAAAGACGGCTCAGCCTGCGATGCGGCGGCCAGCGATCCAGCCTGGTGGTGGGTTGTTAGTGCAGTGCTCATCTGTCGCGTCCTTTCGTAAGAAAACTTGCTTCACTTTTCTTTGAAAATCCCGCTCGGCGTCCTGCGTTGCGGGTGGTTGTTGCGTCCGTGCTGCTGGGGCTCCGCCCCACTCCTTCCACCGACTAACTCCTTCTTGCGGCGGTCCTGAACGGTTGTCACCCACCCGGATTGGCAAGGAGAGTAAGCGGGGCGGGGGGGGGGGGCAACCCCCGTGCCAAACCGCTCGTGATTTCCGGCTAGTGCGTCACGTCCTTGGCCGACACAGCCAGCCATCCGCCGTCGATCTCGATGCTCATGCGGTCGCCGTCGATGTCCCAAATCCGGCCCTGCCAACGCTTGCCGCCAGACGTGCCGCTGACGTAGTCGCCGATGGCGTAGACGCGAGGGCCGGGCGTGTGCTCAGGCATCGCAGCGACGGCGGCGAGGTACTCGTTGATGTGTGCGTCACTCATGGGGCGATTTCCTTTCGTGTGGGTTGCGAACTATACCGCTGTACAGTGCGGCGCCAAGGGGGTCGACCAACAAAATGAGGGGACTCGAAACTCTGTACAGTGACCAACGGTGCGTGGCATGTGCTGACTGCCGGTAGCGGTAGTTGGGCTATGGTCTAGCGGTAGTTGGGTCAACGTGTCAAGGCACCGGCCAGGCCGGCGAGCAACTCGAGCAGGTCGTGGATGGCACGGGCGGCAGGCGAATCGGTGCCGAGCTCCTGGCCAATGCGGACAAGGACTAGCGATTGCAGGGCTGCGTTCCAGTGGCGGCTCATGCCTGCACCTCGTTGTCCATAGCCACGATGGCCCGGCCGATCACTTCGGCGACCTGGGGCACGACGGCGTTTCCGAGGCATCGCAGTCGGTCCACCCGATTGGGAACCCCATGAGCCACTCGACCCACGGCGGGTTCAGTCTGCCACCACCCTCCGCAGGCTTTGGGTACGTTTTGCTCTTTGTCTCCCCTCGTTCCACTGCGTGGTCGAGGCAGTCCCTCGCTGGCGTGTTCCAGCACGGCCCCTTGTAGTCCCTGGCCGTAGGTGTCGGCCAAAGCCGCACTGCCGTCTCTAGGCTGATCCCAGTTTTTGATCTGCGAATCTTTGCAAAATCTGGCCCAGCCGCAGATGCCTTTGGCGTTGGCCACAAGCCAGACACGCTGCCTGACGTGCGGAGCACCAACGTCGGCAGCGGCGATAATGTGCCATTCGCATACATACCCGACCGAGGCAAGCGCCCGCAGGATTCCGTGGAACGTGCGGCCTCCGTCATGGCTGAGAAGTCCGAGGGGATTTTCCGCCACAAAGAACCTTGGGCAGAGATCCGCAACAACTCGGAGGGCTTCGCCCCACATCCATCGCTCATCGCTCGCGCCTTTCTGTTTTCCTGCGTGGCTCACTGGCTGGCACGGCACGCCGGCACAGATGAGGTCAACACGCCAATCAGCCGGATCGCCGACCGGGAACGTCCGCACATCGCCCCAGCGGGTGACGCTGGGCCAGTGCTTTGCCAGCACGCTGCTGGCGTAGGCGTCGATCTCGACCTGCCACCGACACTCCATGCCTGCCCGCTCAAGGCCAAGGTCGAAGCCGCCAATACCGGCGAAGAGTGATCCGAACGTCATCGGTCGCATCCTTGCAACGTGATTGGTGAGTCAAGCGATCCGGCCGTCATCGTCGCACTGGACGCCAGCCTTGCGGGCGAGCTCAATGGCATCGTCATCCGTGACGGCCCAGCGGCGGCCCGAGCCAAGTTGGCCGTAGACATCCGAAACGACGTAGTGCTGACCGTCCGTGAACTGGATGCACCAAGCCTTCTTGATGCCGACCGTGACCGCGAGCCGCTTGGCGTTTGTCAGGTTGTCGCAGGTGGCATTCATCGTTTCGTCCCCCGGCTGGCGTTGCGTCAGGTCTCATGTGCCTGACGTGTGTACTGTAGGGTATCGGTAGTTAGGCGTCAAGGGGATGAATCGGATTTTCTGGGGTGCGTTTTCTCCGTGGAAAACGCTACTTCTGGCCGGGCTTCCGGCGGGCCGCCTTTTTCCGCTTCGCCGCTGGCCGCTTGGCCAAGTGCTTCTTGCCGACTGACCGCGTGGTCAGGGCGTCTCGAGCCTGCTTGGCGGCCGACGTGGGGATGAGCCAGACACGCTGCCCGATCCGGCGTGCGCCCGGCAGTTTGCCCTCACGGAGCAGGATCCTGACCCAACCGTCCGTGCAGCCCATGACCTCCACGGCCTCGGAAACCGTGAGGTACTCGCCGCCGTCGATTTTCTGCGGTGCCATCGCAACCATGCCCAAATACTACAGGGCGGCGGTAGTTGGTCAAACCGTCGCCGATTTGCCCAAGCCGCCAGACCGGCCATACATTCGACCGGAGGCCCAGATATCAAGCGGAGGGCACTTCGGTACTTGGCTTGTACAGATACATTTGTATAGTATCCGCTCAAGGGAGGTTCCGATGACGATCCGCGATCTATTGGTTGAGCGATACGCACCGTTGCGTGGGCTGAAGGACCGTAGCGTAGTTATTTTCGGCCAGACCATCGACCGGCTTGAGGAGTTCCTCGGGCGGGTCGCCACGCTGGAGGACTTCACAGACCTGCAGATGGCCAAATACCTCCGCTGGCGTGCACAGACGCCGTGTCGCAGGCGTTTGCCATCCCCGGCCACAGTGGCCAAGGACAGGGCTCACCTCGTCGCTCTGGCCAACCTAGCGGCCCGCAAGCGGCTGATCCCTGAGTTCGTGGATTTCCCCCGGCTCAAGGTTCCCAAGAAGCCGCCACGCGGGTACACGGTTGAGGAGATGTCTGCCCTCATCCGGCAGGCCCGCCACCGGATCGGGTACATAGGCACGGTGCCTGCGTCTTGGCTTTGGATGACTATCGTCCGTGCAGAATGGGAGTCTGGGGAACGGTGCGGCTCGCTGCTGCGGCTGCGGTGGACCGAGGTAGACCTGGCCCGGCGGACGCTCACCCTGTTGGGCGAGAACCGCAAGGGCGGCGTCGAGACGATTGAACGGGCCATCAGCGAGGAGCTCGCCGCATGGCTTGCGACTCGCGCCCAGCCGACCGGGCTGGTCTGGCCGTGGCTTGAGCACCGTCGGGAACAGAGTTTCTACACGTCCTTCAGGCAGATGGCCGAGCGGGCCGGCGTCACGCCACGGGGCACGCATGCCATCCGCAAGTCGAGCGGCTCGTACGTGAAGGCCGGGGGAGGGGATGCCACCGAGCACCTGGGCCACGCCAACCCGAGGACCACCAGGGATCACTACTTCGACACCCGGATCACCGGGCGGCAGTCAGCCCTCGACTACCTGCCGCCGCTGGATCTGACCGAGCCGCCGCCTCACCAGAAGCCAGCCGGCGACGGCGACAGGCCGGCGGCCTGAACCGGGCACGGCGCGGAAGCTGCGGCGGGAAAGGATAAAACGCCGCTGCCATCAACGCGCCGGCCCGGCTCAGTCTCCACGAATGTGTGACAGCGACGGCAACTCGTCCCGCTGGGCAATCGTCACGGCCAGCCTGCCCTTTACACGCGAGAGCTCGGCGAGCAGCCGCATGACGTGGGCCGCGAGCGTGCCGGAAGTGCCGGTGTAGGCACCCTGGAACTTGCGGGCGTCGAACTCGCACTGCTGCAGGTAGGCGTCAGAGAGGGGCTCAGCCACGAGCGTGCTCCCGGTACACCACCAGGGCAATCGCTGCGTACGCCGCGATGTCCAACAGCGTGTCCTCGACGCCGTCAAACTCAACCTCGCCCCGGCGAAAGAACGACCGCAGCCGCTGCATCTTGTCGGCCATCCGCAGCACGCAGCCAGCGTAGGCCGGGACGTTGATCACGTCAGCCGAGTTGCGGATGTTGGCCAGAGCGTCTTCGTCTACGCCGTAATCCATTGTCTTCCGCATATGGAGCGAGCGGAGCTCCTCGAGCACTGCCACGAACGAATCGGTGCCGGGGCGGTACTTGGGCGTTGGCGGATTCCACTCGGCGTAGGTCTCGCTCAGCACGCCGTCGCCGGCAAGCCTGACGTGTTGCATTTCCTCTGCTTCTGCAACTTCTGGCAGAGGTTCCGTTACAGCCGGCGACACGTAGCCACGCATCTTCGGATCATCGGCCGGCGTCGCCGCCATGCGTGCGGAAACTGCTGAACGGATCGCCGCTGTGCTGTCCTCGAGAGTCGTGCTCATTCCTTGGCCTTTCGTAAGTCTCGGTCGCAGAACAATGGATATGCCCGCGTCACCTCGTTGCGGCCGTGGTCGATGATTGCCATCCCCTGGCACGGCCGCTCGGGCGATGCGACTCGCTCAGCGTATGGGCTGTGTCCAATCACGCTGCCGTTGGCCACGTAACGTGCACCACGCAACCAGCCCCACGAGTGGTAGTGGCCGAAGATAGTGAGGTCCGCTTTGCGGCCTGCGTCCCACCGGGCGATTGCTTTACTCGCCGGCAGGGCGAGACCGTAGACGCCACCAGCGAAACGAATGCTGTGGCCGTGCGTAGTACGCACAAGGAACCCGTCGAGATCCACGTAACCCAGGTGGCCCTCGGCGATCTGCCACCGCACGTTGGCGTTCTTCTCTTCGCGGGCCAGCGTGAAATACATCAATTGCTCCCACGAGTGCTCGAGCTCCGTGGCGATTCGGTTTTTTTCTGTGCTTCGCCCGTGGTTCCCAGCGTTCGTGCAGACGATCACCTGCTCAGCGTTCTTCGCAACGTTGTCGATGAGCCCACGCAGACGCTCGGCAATCCACCGAGTGGCGTTCATCGGCGACAGCTGGGCCACCTCCACGCAATCCGGGTGGATGTGCCCCGTCAGGAAGTCACCGCCCAACCAAATCAGAACCCGGCGGATGTCAGCCTGGTTCCGTTCGTGGTGCAGGCAATCAAGGAACCGCTCCTCAAGCTCGGCCATCCGCTGCTCGCACACGTCTAGTGAATAGTCATTCTCGCCGTTGACCGTCTCGGGCAGCACCCGCTCCTCGCAGTGCACGTCCGACAGCATGAGAATCGCAGTGGCGTCGTGCTTGGTGCGTTTCCGGCCCTTGACAGTTTTGGTCAAGGCCACCGGCTTGACACCACGCAGCGACGCCAAGGCGTCCGCACGCTCACGCTCGCGGTCGATCTGCTGCAACGCCGCCTTGTACTTCGACCGCAGCCCGGCAGCCTCCGACCGCAACCGTGCCAACTCCGCATCGGCTGCAAGTTGCTGGGCCGCGTCGATCTCATTGGCCACCGAGTCCGCTAGCTTTTCAGCCATCGTGCAAGCACCTTTTCGGAGGGCATTTGCCAGCCATTTGCCTTGCCGGCTTGGATCGCGAGCCGGGCCACGACGTATGGCTTCGGCCCAAGCGTCCCGGTCTTGTACCGCTCACGCAGTTCCTCGAGCTCGGCGACGGCTGCCTTTGGCAGACGAGCGAGCCACGGCAGGTGGTCATGCACGCCAGACTCGACAGCCGATAGCAGCGTCACCTTGGCCATGCTCACTCCTTTGGCGTCATCGTGTAGAGCATCGCAAGCACACGCCGCTGCACCTTTGCCAACTCAGTGACCGCTTCCTCGCTGATGCTCGGCCCTAGCGTGGCATGGGCGATCTCGTGCAGGATGGTCTCGATGCGGGACCACCCACGGGCACGCTCGTCGATGAGGATCCGTGGCCGTGCGGCGTTGTCAAAGAACGTCCATCCGGCAGCGTCGCCTTTGAGCTGGGTGAATCGCAGCAGCCACCGCTTGCCGTCGATCTTGACGTGGTGATCGTCTGGCATCGCTCACCCTCTCGCCGCCATCCACAAACCGACGTTAGCGGCACTGTACCCGAGGTATGCGAGCGCGAGGCCAGCCTTGCCGTGCCACCACAGGTCGCCGGCCACCCACAGGTAGATGACGCCCGTGAGGGCGATGAGCCACGGAGCCACGGGCGGTTTCCTTTCGCACGCCACCCTAGCTGGGGCGTCAACTCGTCTGGCCTGGCGGCAGGCCGAGCTTCTCGCCCAGCCGATTCAAGGCAGCCTGCCGCTTAGAGCAGCCGCAGTCCTTCACGCCAACGGCCGATGCCACCGCCTGCACCCGTTCCTTGGTGATGCCCACGGCGTCGAGCCCGGCGGCCACCATGTCGCCGAGGCCCGGCTTCGCTCGCGGGTAGGCCGGGTGCGTCTCGTCCACCACCAGGCGGTCGCCGTCCTCGCTAACGATGCACGGCCGCACCTGCTCGAGCGTGTAGCCCCGCTGGCGGCACCGGGCCTCAAGATGGGCGAGGCGGCAGCGGATCATGGCAGCGGGTTGCAGACGGGAATCCACGCACTGCCGCTGTCGCCGACGCCGCCCGCGAAGGCAACCCTCACGGCAGTCAGGTTTGAGTTAACTTCTGTCGAGACTAAACCACAGCAGCCGCCTACGGTGATTTCTCCAAAACTTATGAACGCCCCGGCCCCACATCCAGGCGGATTGACTGTTTCACTCGCCTGCGTATCAACCCACCCATCACCGTCTGCAACACTGTATGCACCGTTAGCGTCTGGACCTTCAATGCTGCCGATAATGTCCGCACAACTCAAGCCGCAGCACGGCTCAATAGTCATGCTGACAAGCACAAGCGGGTCTCCGTTTGGGTCAACGCCAGGCGACTCGTTGATAGTTGCGGTCCATCCCGCATCTGCTAATCGCCCCTGGATCGTTTCCCACACTGGCTTAAAACAGTTGTCCCAATCCTCTTGATAGGCGCCAGCAATATTTGTGTTGGCGTACAACGTCACGCAGCACTGTTTGCAGCAGCACTCCTGCTCGGTCCCGATCTTCCCATCACGCATGACGGGCTGGCCGTCCTGAAACGTGATGAGCGTCATGCGGCAGCCGTCGAGCAGGTGGTGATCGAGTACCACTGCACATAGCCACCAGTGGACGTGGTGTGGCCGAACAGCTGGATCTCGCCAGCCTGGAACCCGCCGAGCGTGGCGAGGTTGGCGTTAAGCAAATGCCACGTCGCTTCGCTCGTGGGCGTCGGTTTCCCGATTAGGCACTGCACAGGAGTTGGTGCATACAGCGGCAGGAAGGCGTTGTACGCTGCGGCCGTGCTAGAAGTGCTCGTTCCTGAAGGCGCCCCAAAGTTCACGACTTGTGTGGTGCCAGTAGCCCACAAGCCTGTGAAGGTCGCAAACTTTATGACAGGCGACGCGACACCACCGCCAAGTCGCTCAAACCGCAGCGGCTCAGCACCACGGTCGCCTTGCTCAACTTTTCGCACGACCTTGGCAATACGCTCAGCGGCTGGGCGAGTGAACGTCACTCGCTCAGTCTTGGCGGCCTTGCCATCTGGACGCTGGGCCATTTTAGAAACACCCGAACGCAGTCACGCCAGACACAAGCGACACGCCGCCGCCAGATCCGACGTACGGGTTGAGTTCTTTCCCGTGCAACTTTCCGGCCACAAGAACGCGCACTGATGTCCCTTTTGTGGCCTGCAGATACCACGCATGGGAAAAGCTCGTCGCGGTTGCAGGCACCGAAGAAAACACCACGGTGGCAACGCTACTCGATACAGTCAGAGGCAAAGAAAAGTCCGAAACGTACGCCGGCTGGCAGACGCCATTGAACCCGTAGTAACGCTCACCGCGTACGGTTTGCCAGGTGCTGGAAATCGTGCCGCTGCTGCAAGAGATTTCCTGATCCTCCTCCCAAACGCGGTACGCACTTGCGGAATACGTTGCGGCTGTGTCGCTGCATTCAAGTGCAAACGACGCCTTGGCCGTGCTCTTGCCGTCCCATTCCACATCAAACTTGGCTGGCTTAAATGACAGACGGCCAGACGATGCGCCTTGATTGAATGACATTTGTAATTTCCTAGAACGGCGGCGAGCCAAAGTATCGTGAAAAGTTTGCTTCTGGATACACGCGGCGAGTCAAAATGTCTGGCTCTTCATTGTCTGCCTTGAGTCCACCTGCTGCAGTCAACGCACGCGGAGATCCGGACGCGACTTTTTCTCCGGTCTCAGGGTCTTTCACCCAAGCCCGCTTGCGTTCGCCATTCTCAAGGTAATTCCAGCCGACATTGGGCAGCAGCAGGTTGTGCGTGCTGGCACGGTAGATAAGCTCGACGCTGATCTGCCAATACCTGATCTCTGTGTCATTCACGACCTCTGTGGCCTGCTGGCCGCTGATGCCGGCACAAAACCATGAGTGCTTGGCTCCCCCCAGGTATGCCGAGGAGTTCACGCTGTTTGTTACGGCCGCAGCTTCGGCCAGCGGGAACTCGGCACGGTTGCCTGAGATTGTTGCCCGCACCTCTGCCTCAAGCGTTGTAAGCCCTTCAAGAAAATCCTTTGCCGTGTTTTGAAGAGGCTTCTTGCTGGCATTTCCGTTGCCGCTGTAGTAGACGAGTGCCGGAACTTGAGAGCCGCCTGTGGAAAACGTCCACACGTCTGGCCGCGCGAGCGGATTAGGATCTGGGTTTTCTTGCTGTGGAACGTCGTACCTGTAAGTGATCTCAACGTGATGGCGGTCTGTCTCTGTGACAGATGCATCAAGCATCCGCAGATATGGGTACTCTGGATGCTGTGCACCGTGCAGGATGCCGATGGCGTTGATGGCCGTCTGTGTTGCTGTCGGCTCATCCACCGTGACGGTATACTTGATCTCGGCAGTCGGGCTTTCGCCGAACTTGTGCGAGAACGTGCGCGGGATTACTTCGCGGTAGGAGATGACTGCCATCACGCACCTCCAAGAATGTCAACCGGCCGAGCACCGACGTTCGCCAACTCGCGGCGTATCTGCTCGAGCTTGTTGAGTTGCTCGCGTCGCTGCTCAACGGCAGGATCTTCACGACCCATTGCCAGGTTCATGTACTGGGCCATTCCTTCCTGCGAGCGGATGTCGTTCACCTGCAGAGCCTGGCGTGCCGGCCGGCTCAACTCGGCCGCGATCTCTTGGCGGATCTGCACGCCTTCGGCAGCAAGGTTGCGCAACGCCTGCCGGGCTTCGCCGCCGTCAATGAGTTTGGCGTCGAACGCCTTGCGTACGGCCTTGAACTGATCCGCAATGGTCGTGGCAGGCTTGAGCAGCTTCTCGTCAATGCCGAGAGCTTCCAGTTGCCGCTGCCGATCTTGTGCCTTAGCCTCTGCCGTCGCAGCCTGAGCGAGACGCAGACGCTCCTTCGCGGCAGACATGGCTGCGGCATCGCCGGCCTTTCGAGCGTTCTGCAACGCCTCTTCGGCGCCCCTCTGCTCGTTGGCAATGTCCAGCAGATCGCGGTTCAACTGCACACGGGAAGACTCGGCAGCGGTAAGCCCTTGCGTGGCGAGCTCGGCCACACGTTTGCGGGACTCTTCGGCGGCCTTGCGTGCCGATTCCGCCGATGCCTTGGCCGCATCGGCCTTGGCTTTCTCGGCCTCTGTCAGACGCTGGACAGTGGCAATCAACGCCTGCGAGTTCTGGTCGACAACCAGCAACGCCTGCCCTTGGTTCAGCACTTCGTCCGTGATCTCGTTGGCGTACTGGCGGATTCCATCAAACCGATTGAGCACGTCAGCCGGCACCTTGTCGAGCCCGCCAAGTTCCTTGGCCAGCGAGACAATTGCCGACCGGGCTTCGCTCAACGCACCCTGAGCGAACTCGTTGACGCTGATTTCTTCTGGCACCTTCAGAGCCTTCTTCACCTCTTCGCCAAGGTTGAAAGCGGCCACGCCAGCGGCATCGGTCTCCACGCGGAAACGATTCATTGCCGCCTCGGCATCGGCAATCGCGGCCGCCGAGTCAGTGCTGGCAGAATCGCTGGCAATGGCCCACTCAAGGGCGGCTCCCGCAGCGAGGCCGAGACCGACAACCAGAAGGCCGATGCCGGTGGACGCAAGCAGGCCACGGATGGCGACGCCCAGGCCAACCGTTGCGGTCGCCGCGACACCAGCGGCAGCACTGTACCCGAGGGCTGCACGGGCAGACGCCGTGAAGGCCGTGGCCAGCCCCGTGATCGCACCGGCAATCGCCTGCCGGTTGATGAAGGCCAGGTAGCCGCCAATGGCCGGCAGGAGGTTCTGGGCCAGAGGCAGAGACACGCGGCCAACAAACGCCAGAGCGTTACCAACGTCCTCGAGCAAAACGCCGAGCGTGCGTGCGGCTTCCGGCACGTTTATGCTCTGCACGAACTTGATGAAATTGTCCGTGCCCTGCGTCAGGGCCGGCTGCAACTGTGTCAGGATGCGGCCCGCAAGCTCCTGCATGGCCTGGCCTGCGAGCCCGAACGAGTCACCAATGGCGTCGATCTTGTCCTGGTTGATGCCGTCGACGCCGTTGCGGAAGCCACCCAAGAACGTCTGGGCTGTCTTTAGGTTTTCTGGCAACTCACGAAACGTCGGCAGGAGCAAGGCACCGCTCTTACCAAAGATGGCGACTGCAGCCGCTGCACGCTGGGCCGGGTTCTCGATAGCGTTGATGGCCGTGGCAATCGCCTGAAACTGCTGCGTGCTCGTCTGGGTGGCAAGGTCATCCACCGAAAGACCAAGTGCCGACAGCGCCTTCGTGGCCTCCTTGCTCCCACCAGCGGCCTTGCTAATCGTGACCTGAGCCCGCGTGAACGCCTTGGCGAGTTCTTCGCTAGACGCACCAGACAAATCAGCCGCCACCTGCAAAGTCCGCAGCTCTTGGTATGAAACGCCCAGGCTGGCGGCCAACTGCCGCGTGTTGTCGATGGCGTTGAGAGCCCCGCTCGTGAACGCCTGAAACGTGTTCGCAATCGAAGAGATGCCGCTGATAAAAGCCCGCGAAATCTCCAGCGTCTTGAGCGTCGAAACATCACGGGCCGTCTGCTTGGCGGCGTAGCCCAGCTTCTGCAATTCCACGACGCCGGCGTTGATGCCTTGGGCCATGCCCACGGCAGATGCCGACAACTGAAATCCAATGCCAAGGGTTGCCATGTTTCACTTCTGGCCGAGGTCGGCCGCCATCTGCTTGAGCGTCTCTGCGATCTGCGTCGGGTGCTGCGGGGCGTTGCCTTCGATTGGGATGAAGTCTTGAGCGTCTGGGACTTTGTTTTTGCAGTAAGGGGCCAGCACCGAACTCGCCAGCATTCCCGTCTGCAGCCACGGGTTGTCGAGCGGGCGAAACCATCGGCTGTATGCGATCCAGTACGAGAACTCGCGTGAGTCCATCGCGTCGATCTCAGCCACGGTTTTCTTGAGGTGCGAAGCCAGGTCGAACTTGAAACGCAAGCTCGGCCTGGCGTTCATTCCCCCGCCAGTTTCTCAATCTCCTCCTCGGTCAATGCGTTGTGCTTCAGGGCCGCCTTCCACAATCCGTGAATCTGATCGACGCTCTTGCGGCGCAGGGCGGCTACGCCCTCGTCACCAGGGAACAGCAGTTCCCCCTTGTCATCGCACAGGCAGCGAGCGAGCAACTCTGAGCGGAAGTCTGGGATGACGGGCACGGCCTTGGACTGTGCCTCGAGCAGCTTGACCTCGTAGCTGTCACGGTCGCCCACGGTCATCAGCCGAATGCAGACCTCGCCGCCCCACGCCGGCACCTTGATGATCTTGGCGTCGCTGGCCTGTTCAATCTGGTCTCGCGTCAACGCTGGCATGGTTCACCCGTCGAGGATTTTGAACGTCACGGTGTAACGGGTAACGCCGTTCAGCTCAGGCGTGACGCTCAAGCCCTCATAGATTGCCGTGCAAGTCAAGTTTGCACCGCCGCCTGCTATGGTCAGCGTGCCGCGTGATCCGTAGCTGGCCGTGGTAACGCCTGTGGAGCTCATGCACGTGAGCGACACAGTCCCAACGTCATCAGTCCACGTAGACGAGCGGCCTTTCGGAAGGCTGCCGCCGTAAGACCACGACAGGTCCGAGATTTCGGCGAACGTAGTCGCGCCGAAACTGGCGGAGATCCCAGTGCTGTACGTGGCCACGGAACCCTCCGTGGCTCAAGCCAACTGGAACTCGGCAGAGCCCCGGATCGCGTCATTCACAGCGAGCGTGACCGAGGACGAATTGCACGTCGCGGTCGCCGACACGCTGATGCCGCCGGTGATGGCCAGCGTGCCCGTCGTGTTCTGGGCGATGACGCTGGTGCCGATGTACTCGATGCTGACCGACTTGCCGGTGTCACCACCCTGCGTGCCGACCAGCGGCCGGCTCAGCGTCTTCACGCTCTCGCCAGTGGTCTGGCCGAGGTGCGAGATGTCGATGTTGTCGGCCCCGCCGCCCGTCGCACCAATCGTGTAGGTGATGCTTGTGACGGTGTAATTCACACCGGCAAAAGAAAACGTCGTGCCGGAACCAGCGTGCGGGGTCGTGGCCATTCGTCAGCTCTCCTGCCAGCGGATGTCGTAGGTCTGCGTGATCTGATACGCCGGTGGCATCTCGGCACCACCGAGTGAAACGAAGTCGTCGCTCTCGTTCTCAAGCGACACCTGATCCACTACCGTATTTTCCGACTGCCCCCCATAGCCATCCAGAACGACCCGCATGGCGTCGGCCACCTCGCGGGTCTGGTCATACGTCACGCCGTAAATCTGATACTCCAGCGTGACGCGGGGCATGCCCATCGGGCTGCCTAGCGTCTGCTCACGCTGGATGCCGGTACGCCGCCACGTGACGAACGGCAGCGATGCGGAAGACGGGGCGAGCACCGGGTAGATGCGGGTACTGACAAGCGTGGTGACTGCGGTGCTGCCGACCAAGGCGGTACGCAGGACGGCTTCTGGCGATTTCATAGGCCGAAGTCTCCGTATTTCTTCTGGGTTGCGCGGATCGCTGCCGTCAGTGCCTTCCGCATCTCCACGTCCAAGATGCTCTGCATCTGGCTCTTGGTGGACTGAAACGCCCGCGTCAGCGGCCGGCGAGCAGGTGTTCCACGGACGGTGCCGGTGGCGATGAAGTCGACTGGGTACTGCCCGCGTCCTGTGAAGTACCTTCGCTTGCCCTTGCGCTGGCCTGCCCCGCCGTCCCTACTAAAGCCGGAAGACATGATTCGCCGGCTGGCTCCGCTTATTCTTTTCACGCTTTCGGCGGACGTGCGAATACGGCCGCCAAAAATCACCCGCTTACGTTTGACTCGTGCGGTTTTGATGCCTGGGGTTTTCGACTTGGTGCCGTATTCGACCATGTGCGAGTGATAGCCACGGTTTGGTCCCTTAAGAACTCCGCCGCCCTCAAAGGCTGGAGCCGCGCCACGCTGGCTCTTGCTGTTCACCGGCCGCCGAAAGCCGACAATGATGACGCCAACTGGCAGGTTGGCCTTGTTGTTCGTGTACTTCCGCTCAACCTTGCTGACGCTGGCCAGCAGGTTGCCTGTCACCTCGCCAAGAGCGGCGACGTTCTTTCGCAACGCCTCCTGCCCAGGCTTTGCCGCCTTACGAAGGGCACGCAGCTGGTACTTCGTGCTGATGTCTCGCGGCAACTTCTTGAGCTCGGCGACGATGTCCGCGAGCGGCTCGACTGCCAACAAGGCTTTCGCCTTCTTGCCTTTGCCGAGCGCCAGCTTTATGAGCGGCTTGTCGGTGCCGCCAGCGAAGACGTTCGCCATTACGGGATCGTCTCCTGACAGATGATCTCGTGCTCGCTGCGGTTGCCTCGCTCGAGCAGGCTGACGATTTCCAGCGTGCGATTCCGCCAAGCGAATCGCATGTTCTGCGTGAGCCCAGGCAGATAACGCATCCGCACACGGTGCGTGACGCCAATCTCCTGCTGCCCAAGGCCGAGCGACTCACGGGCCGAGACGCCTTCGACGCTCGCCCACACGGCCGACGAGTTACTCCACGACAGGACCGTCTCGCCGAGCGTGTTTGTCGTGCCGCTGGCGATCTGCACCGTGACACGTTCGCGGAGCGACCCAATGTCGATCATCGATATGAGCCCCACCGCTGCGAATCAAGCAGAGACTGCACGCCGTACTCAATCTCCTTGGAAATGGTCCCAGTAAGCACGGCACCACGAATCTCGTACCAGTGGCCAACCAGCATCAAGATGGCGTGCCGGATCGCCGCCGGGACGCTTGTGCCGCTCGCCCCGTAGCCGGCCCACCACGTCACGCTGATGGCGTTGTCATCCTGCCGGTGCGGCGTCCACGTGCTGCCATAGATGGGCAGGATGGCCCCCGGCGTGGCGTTCCTGTCCACCCGATACTCGGCCGTACTGTACGTGCTGGTCGGCCCGGCTTCCTGTGTGAAGGTCACCGTGACGGCCGTGGCCGTTCCGCTCGCCACCATCGGCGGCCGTGGCAACTCGACCGGCTCAATCCCGCTGTCAGGGAACTTGTCGAACCGCATCACCCACTGGGTGTGCACCAGCGTGCGGTCAAGGTACTGCTCGCACCACTCACGGGCCGCCGTAATGAGCGTGCCGATGTACGCGTCATCGTCGCTCGTGTCTACCCGCAGATGGGCCTTGGCCTCGGCGAGCGTGACGGGCTCAACGGCTGGGGCGGTCTGGCGAGTCAGGCTTCGGTACTGCACGTGGGCGTCCTCGTTTGCGTGGCGTTGCGTCGGCCGTCTCGGCCTGGTGGTCAATGGCGGCCGTCTCGAGCTCCTGCTGCCGGTCCTCGACTGCGACCCGCTGAGCGAGCAGCTGGGTGGCGAGCCCGCCGGGGATCTCCACCACCTGGCCTCTGCGGTAGCCACGCCACGAGCGGGTGAACTTCAGTTTCTTCATTGCGGCACGCTCCATGCAGATTCCGGGCGTTTCAGCGTGTTCGTGAACTCCGTGGCCCACTGGAAAACAGGCGTGCCGAGATTCTTGCCGGGCCACGTCACCACGTACTCGCCGTGGCCGAGCACGACGCGTGGCGAGACGAAAACCTTGTTCCCGCTTTCGCGCCAGTTTTTCCAGAAGTAGATGTCATCGTCGACGCGGCCTTCGTGCCACGATCCATCCGGGCCGGGCTTGCTCCAGAACCACGGTTTCATGCACCGCTTCAGGGCGGCCGTGCTGAGGACCGTGAGCCCGAAGTGTGCCGTGTCCACTTCCTGCACAGGCTCGGCAAACCACGCCGAGTCCACCTTGGTGCTGCCGTCTGGCGGCGGATTGTCCAGCGTACCCTTCAGCGTGAGCATCGGGCGGCCGTCTTCCCTCTTCGTCTGCAGCCCTGTGATGGCATCGCACTGAAACGTCATTGCCAGGGCGAAGAGGTGTTCCACGTCTTCCTTGCTGAAAAAACTGTCATAATCGATGAGAAGCAAATACTCGGCCTTGTCGATGAACTGCTCCATTACCCTGGTATTCACCTGCGACCAGAACGCACCAGTGCCCATTGTGGGGCGAATCCCCAGCGGCATGAGTGCCTGAGCCCAAGTGAAATGGTTGGCCGTAAAGCTCAACCTAGGCATCGACAGGATGGCTTCCACACGGATGTCAACCTCCGTGCCACCGACCTTGACCAGCATGGGCACCTCACAAACGAGAGCGGGCCGCCCCGATTTGGAGCGGCCCGCCCAGTCTGCACATCACGTCAAGCCGTCAGGCTCACGCACCCACGAGGGCGATGACCGGGCCAGCGACCGTGTCGCTGCCAAGCTCGCTCCACGAGATGGCGCACCGCATGGTGGCCCGCACGACCACCTGATCGCTCAGGAACGCCACCTGATCGCTGGACGCGATCTCCAGGCCACGACGCACACCGAAGTGAGCGGCGTTGCGGAGGTTGGCGTACAGGGCCATGACCTTGCCGGTCTGGTCGCCCGAGCCCACCATTTGATGGGAGAGCAACACCGGGCTGCCCAAGAACGTCAGGCCGAGCCCCTGCGACAGACCAACCGACCCGCCCTGGGCGAGGTCGAGAGCCTGGAGGCAGGTGGCGAACGCATAGGGGGACACGATCCACGCCGCACCCTGCCGACTGTGGCTCGGCATCTTGGCCATCATCTCGAGGATGTTGGCCTTGGTGACCTCCTCGAAGAAGTCGCCGGCAGCCGTCACGAGGCTCGCGGCGTAGGTCGCCGAAGAGCCAGCGAGGATGCCGCCGCTGGTGAGGATGCCCGCGACGCTGGGGGCGTTCGCCGAGTTGCCGTTGAA